TGATACAGAAAATAAAAATAAATTGTAGATATTTAAAATATTTTTTATATATTTACTGTATAACAACTAAAAACCAACTAATTATGAAATGCAAGTGTGGGACTCTTATACCTAAACGTAGACTAGATTTAGGATTTACAAATTGTGTAAAATGTAGCACAACAGAACAATATGGATGCGTAGAAATTAGCAACCACAAAACAGGAAACACGATACAAATATTGCCAAAATCAATTGCAGATAATATAAACAGATTGTCTCAACGCAAAGGATATGGCGTAATGTCAGGAATGAAACATAACTAAAAATTATTAATATGGAAAAATTTATAACAAGAAAACGTGACGGTGTAGATATAACGCACTATGGATTAAAAGACTATTTACTAGCTAACGATGTAGCACATCATATATTTGATGTAGATGTAGAAGATAGTGACGTAATAATAGATTGGTCAATTGACTTAGAAATGAGAGAGTGGGGAGTTAAAGGAATATATTTTGGAACTAGCAGAATAGTAATAGAACTAGATGTAAATATATTTTACGATGAAGACTCAGATGACGTAGATGTATCGCATAAAATTGTAATTGATACTGACAAAGATGAAACGTGGGACTTTGAAGACGCAAGAGGAGACTTAAAAATGTTAGATGCAATAATGCCAAGAAACGTTATTGTAGATTTTGAAGAACATAAAATAGAAATAAGTTATGAGTAAAATGAACAAAGCAACAGAAAAATTTATAAGGTCAATTGCTATAAAAGAAGGAATTGGCAAAGAAATTGGTGAAATGCGAGAATGGAGACCGTTAAGAAAAACTAAGGAAATTCATACTGATATAAATTTTATGGAACGTAACCACTTAGTAGAACTAACTCAACACCTGTATCAAACTATACAAATAGTTAACGCTATGAAAATAGACGCAGAATCTAAACTTGTAGCATATAAACAAAAAAATAATGGAAAATAAAATACCGTTAATTAGTCAATCATTAATAAAAGATTACGTTAATGAATGGAATTGTAAACTAAGAGTATATAAAGAATATTGGCAAGGAATAAAAACACCAAGTAGTTTGTCAATGCAATATGGATTATTGTTTGAAACTTTATTAATTGGACAAAGTCGTGGGGGAGCATATAATGGAGAAGACATACCTAAATTAAAAAGTGGAGCAATGAGCAAACCTGAACAGGACGTTAGAAAACTTGCAGTAGAGTCAAAACAGATTATGAACGATATGGGCATAAAATGTATAGACGTACAACCTGAATGGAAAACAGATACGTTAATTGGACACCCTGATTTAGTAGCAGAATATAAAGGCAAAAAAATATTAATTGATATTAAATTTACGCAAACTAAAGAAGACGATAATTGCAAATGGAATCCGTATGCGTGGGGTGGAGACTTATCTACTAAAGACTATACACAAGCTAAACATTACGTATATATGGCAAAAGAAATACTTAACGAAAAATTGCCTTTTTATTATCTGATATTTGGCAAAAGTGGATGGGTTAAATTCTTAGAAATTGAAATCAGCAAATCTACGTTAGATGCACACGCAAATTTATTAAAACATTTACAAGAGGATTTAGTTGATTTTGTAGGTTATCCAACAGATAATCCAAAGTTGTGCAAGTCTTGTCCACACTTAAATACGTGTGAATCAGCAACACTTTTACCTAAAATTGAAAAAATTAGCATATAATTTTACAGCATAAATGACTAAAAACCAAAGTTTTACAAAGAAAATGCAAAAAAAAATAAAAAAAAACAAAATAAATTGTAATTGATTCAACTTTTTTTCTTATATTTATAGTATAATTAAAACAAATAAAAACAACTAAAATTTAAAAAAATGAAATTAAGAAATCAAGTAAAAGAAAACAGAACATTTTGGGCAGGAACAAGTCCAATGCAAGACAAGTATGATACATTATGGAGATTAGTACCTTCGCAAGGAGAAGTAATCTTAGAAAACAAAGAATTAGAAAAAGCAGTAGAAGCGTTTAGAAACATTACAAGAATTTATTATGATGTATATAATAATGGTGGATGCAACGTTGCTGAAAACAGATGGGAAGAATGGGCAATTGCACCTTACTACCAACCATTTATTAACAACGTGCAAGAAATTGTAAAAGACGTAGATGTAAGAGACACAGTTATTGAATTATGTTGTAGAAACTATATGTCACAAAAAATGTTAGAACGATTAGAACAAATTGCTAATAGAATTGTAAGAAATGCGTGGGACGTATTTGTAGAAACAAGCATTAACAATCAAGTATTAACTGAAAAAGTAGCTTAATATGAAAATAATAGGAAGCAAAAGAACGTTAACAGAAATTCGTAAAGAAATAGAACGTTTAGAAAAACTAGACACAGAAACTACTAACCGAGTACGAGCATCGTATTCAATAAAAACAACTAAAAATGAAAAAACCAAAAACGCAGAAGGAAGCAGTCCTTCAACATCTAAAAACAGGTAAGACCTTAACGCAAGAAGAAGCGTATAATAAAATAGGCACACAAAGATTAGGAGCAATAATATTTAATTTACGTAAAGATGGATATGTTATTGAATCAATACCATTAAAAGGCAGAAACAGATTTGGCAACAACGTAAATCTATGTAAATATTATTTAGTAGATAATGATTACGTAAACTAATAATGAAACAGGTTAAAAAAGAAGGGAGTCTTCAAGGCTCAATGGTAGAACATCTGCAGAAAGTTATACTATTCCCTGAAGTTACAAATCTAATTAATAACTGAGCGGTTATACTTTGTGTACGATTTGCCCTTCTTTTTTTTCCTTTTTTAAAATATTTTTATTATATTTATAGTATAAACCAACTAAAACAACTAAAATGCAAAAAGAACTTAAAGAAGAACTTGTAGAACACCTTGTAGAATACCTAAAAGGACACCAAGATATGTACGCTTGTGATATTGTAACAAATGCTTTTAAAAATGACTATATAATATATTACGCTAGAGCTGATAAATGGCTAGAAAAATATGGTAGTCATAAAACAATAGGTAGAGAAGTCGTAGAATACGATACGTTACATTTTGGCACAGGTCAAATAGATTATTTTGATTCTGAAAAATTAGTACACAGATACGCAAGAATGAATTGTGAAGAAATAATAGCAGACAGCAAAATAGCAATGGACAATTGGAATAACAGATTGTCAGAATGTAGTAAAGACGAGTTAATTTATGAACTAAAACAAATGATATGAAAAAAGTAGAATTACAATTGTATGAAACTATCATACAAGAATTACCAAAAATTGCTAAAGCATTACAAGTTATAGCAAAAGAAAGTGAAAAACCATCTGATTTGTTAAATGGCTTAAATGCTAAACAATTAGAAAGGCAATTAGAATGGTACGAATATTTTGGAGAAAAAGTAAATAATTTAGATGCAGAAATTAATGATATTGCTTGTGAATTTGCTGATAATCGTGCTGAGTTAGAATACGGAAAATATACAAAATGAAAACAAAAATAAAAATAGCAATACAAATGCTAAACGGAATGTTAGAATGGAGTGATAGAATAGGTAGTGATGAAATTTATGAAATAAAAGAAATTAGAAAACAATTAGTATTAGCATTAGAAGAAAACAATATACGTGAACAAGTAGTAAAAGATTTATTTAAAAATAATAATTATGAATTTACAAAATAAAGAAGCAGTATTAATTAGAACAGATGGTACTTATGAATCAGTAAAACCAAAAAACAAAACTCATTTTGTACTTAAAGAATTGCAAGAATATGTTAATGGATTAATCCAAATGTTGCCTAGCAATGAACAGGGATATGTACTAATAGTAAATGAAGAAGCAGGTTGTCATAATGATTCAGTAGAAAACATTAGAGGTAGTATGTATTACAAATATGGAAGAACTAACAAATTGTTAGGTGATATACTAATTGTAAAGACAAAATACCTTAAATAACTGCCAATATTTACTGCCACATTAGCATAAAAATAATTTAAAAAAATCTAAAAAAATTGCACATATTCTAATAAATTTACTTATATTTACAGTATAATTATAAACAACTAAAACAACAAAAAATGGAAAAGAATCAAAATTTAATCAACGGAGCATACATAGACAAGTACGGAGTAAAAACATCAAAAAAATTAGAGCAAATAAAAAAAGTAGCTTGGGAATGGGTAAACGATGGGGGGTGTTGGAGTAGAAAAAGAGAAAGCCAAAAGTTATTTAATTACAGAATGAGATTTGAAAAAGAAGCTGAAAAAATTGGAGGTGTAAATTATACCTTTGGTGATAGCATAGCATAAATAAAAAAATCAACTAAAATGAAAATAAATAAAACGTATATCAATAATAAACAAGAATTTTTAGACTTTATAAAAACAAAAGAGTGGTCTAAAATTACAAAACCAAACAGAAAAAAATATTTTTTAATGGCAGTAAAACTTCCATTTTCAATATAATTTTCTTATATTTGCAAACCTAAAAACCAACTAATATGCCACAAATTATTACAAAAAGAGGATATGACTTTTACGAATGTGCATCAGCACTACAAAAGGGAATCAGACGTAATGACCTAAAAATTGCAGGATATTTTGGACTTGAATTATTTATGTCAGGATATAAAAAATATGTATGGAAAAGATTGTTGACTGTATCAGCAGAAGACTGCGATGGAATTATAACAACAGAAATACATAATTTGTACAAATCTTGGCAAATGATTAATGAAGGGAAAAAAGAAAAAAACAAAGGACGTATATTTGTTAGCAAAGCAATATTAATTTTATGCAAGTGGTACAAAAATAGAGACGCAGACCATTTACAATGTTTAGTGTACGATAAGAAAAAAGGAATTACAGATGAAGAAATACACACTTACGTAAAAAAACTAGACGCAGTAAAATCGTGCTATATACCACCGTACACTTATGACGTACACACTAGAAAAGGAAAGCAAATGGGCAAAACAAAAGAAGACTTTTTTAAATCAGAAAAAGATTGTTTGACACCTATAATGCAAACTAATTTATTTGATGATTTAATATGAAAATATTTGTAGTGCTTTTATTTATTGTAGGACTTATATATGTATTGTTTAATGATGATGATAATAACATAGAGCAAAATATGAAAGAGTATGACAAAAAGAAAAGAGGGTGAATCTTATTCAGACTATAAGTTAAGAAGGAAAGTAGAAAACTTATTGTTAAAGAAAAAACTCAAAGGAATTATGTATTGGAATAGTAACGAACGTAAAACCTATACTAAAGAACTAGAAGCAAAACTTATTGCAGAATCCAAAGAAAAAAAGGAAACTGAAGAAAGTTAAAAAAAATGTGTATATTTGCACTACGCTTGATTTCTAAGGTGAAACTGCCTGTAAGCGTTTATAGTTGGACGTTTATCAAAATGGAAAGAAGGAGACTATTTATTTAGTCTCTTTTTTTTTGTATGTTACTAGAAATTTTCGTATAATTGCAATAAATTTAATATATGAAATACAAGCAATCAAAAGACTTCAAAGTTTATGATGTCCCTGTCAACGAATTGAATCCTGCCGAATACAATCCAAGAAAAATTAGTAGTAAAGAATTGTACGACTTAAAAAACTCAATTGAGAAATTTAGGATAGTAGAACCGTTAGTAGTAAATAAACATAAGGATAGAATTAATGTAGTAGTAGGTGGGCATCAAAGATTAAAGTTGTGGACAGAACTAGGATATGATACGATACCTTGTAAATTTGTTGATTTGGATTTAGAACTTGAAAAGGAACTAAACGTCAGACTAAACAAAAACGGTGGACAGTTTGACGATGAGTTGTTAGCAGAATTTTTTACGCACAATCAGTTAATAGATTATGGGTTTGACTTGTGGGATTTAAAAGAGCAAATGGACGAGTTGCAAGACAATGTAAAAGAAGAAGTGGAAATAGAAAAAATGGAGACGTTTCTGTATGAGCATCACGATTATATAGTAGTTAAGTTTGACCACTTCCAAGACTTTTTAAAAGCAGTAAATATTTTTGACCTAAGAAGGGTAGATGTAAGTATGAGTGAAAAAACTAGAAAAACAGGATTAGGCAGAATTATGAAAAGTGAAACTTTTTTTAAGAAATTAAAAGATTATGTTGCAGAAGGTAGTCATTAGCAGAAGCAGATGGAATACCATAACAACGCATAAGTTGTTAAAAGACTTTACTTTAATTGTACCTGAAAGTGAAAAGCAAGAATATTCTGATAGAATAAAAAATTGTGAAATAAAAACAATACCTGACGATATTGTTGGCTTGGGTAAAATTAGAAATTATTGTATTGACTTGTATAAGGGCAAGGATATAATGATATTTGATGATGATATTAGAGAGTTTTTAAATTTAACAAGAGAAAGACCGTTACGTATAAGTGAGCCTGATACCGTACAAGAATTAATTGACAATTTGTATAATATGGCTTTGGATATGGACGTTAAGTTTTTTGGATTTAGTCAAAAAGCAGACGTACGAAAGTATATGGCAAACCAACCATTTAGTTTAACGTCAACGTATATTGGGTGTGCAGTAGGAATTATAGCAAATGAATTAAGATTTACAGAACAAAATAAATTTAAAGTAGACGTAGATTATACTTTACAACAATTAATGCACCATCGTATTATATTATTAGACGAACGTTTTAGTGTGTCACAAATTAGAGACACTAACAGGGGTGGTAATAGTAAATATCGTACAAAAGAAAGTACAATATTAGAGATGGAATATTTAGAAGAAAAGTGGGGTAAGTATTTAAAAATAGGTCAAACCAAAAACAAAGAGCAAACTAGAGTCAAAGTACCTAGAACTCAACAATTGTCAATATGAAAATAATAGTAACAGGTGGAATGGGTTTTGTAGGATATGAATTGTGTAAAAAATTACATAGTTTAGGACATACCGTACATAGTATAGACAATATGTCAACAAATGACAGGGACTTTTATGATAGTAGAATGGTAAACGATTGGTATAGCACAACAAGTTGTATAACGCAAGTAAGTAAAGACTTTTTTCAAGGAGCAGATATTATTTTCCATTGTGCAGCCAAAGCAAGAGTACAGGACAGTTTAAAAGACCCTAATGATTATTTGTATAATAACATAGTAGGGACGCATAGAGTATGCTTAGAAGCAATGAGAAACGATAGTAAGTTCTTTTTTATTAGCAGTAGTAGTGTGCAATCAGATGTAGAATTAAGTCCATATTCGCAAAGCAAAAAAATTAGCGAAAAAATAATGTTGTTTAATGGATTTAAAAACAATATAATTAGATTATACAACGTATATGGTGAACAAATGCCACGCAGAATAAATACAACGCTAATAGGTAATATACTTAACGCTATAGATAATGATAGACATATAGAATTATACGGTGACGGTAGCAAGTTAAGAGACTTTACGCATATAGAAGACGTAGTAGATAATTTAGTTAAATTAATTGATAAAGATTATCATAACGTAATTGAGTTAGGTATGGGTAAACCTGAAAAAATAATAGACGTAATAAAAGCAAGTGGAGTAAAATACGAAAAAAAGAAAGCTAAGAAATTTGAAAGTAGTGAAAGTAGAGCAATGACGCATAACCACAATAAGTTTGATATTAAGTTTAAGCATAATGTAATAGACTTTTTAAAAAATTATAGCAATGGAAGAAAAAAATAAAGCACTAGAAGAAAAGGCAGAAGAAATAAGACAAATAAGACACCCTAAAAAAAGAGCATTATTAGAAGCGTTGATTAAAAGTATGGGCATAGTAACACCTGCCTGTATGAAAACAGGAATACACAGAAGCACACACTACAGATGGCTTAAAGAAGACGAGGAGTATAAAGTACAAGTAGAGGATATAAACAACATAGCGTTAGACGCATCAGAAACGTCTCTATTTACACAAATAGCTAAGTATAACACAACAGCTACTATATTCCATTTAAAGACAAAAGGAAAGCATAGAGGGTATGTAGAACGTATAGAGCATAGTGGAGTAGATGACAAACCGATTATATTTAAAGAAGTAAAGACGTACGAAAATAAAGAAGAAGCAGATGATAACTAATTTCTTATTATTGTTAATAGCTTGGCTATTATATACAAAAGATGACAAAAAAGAATAAAGGTAAGGAAAAACAAATGTTCTTTGAAATATGGAACGAACGTGAGCATAGATGTACTAATTGTAAAAAACATTTAGGCAACGAACCTATAGCACATTTTTTCTCACATATAAAACCAAAAGGATTGTACCCTGAGTTAAAGTATGATAAAGATAACATACAATTATTATGTATGGAATGTCACTACGCACACGACTTTCAAGGTACAGATAAGTTCAACTCTTTAAAGAAATGAAAAAGCAAGAGTGGAGACTATTTGTATTTTATATGATGATAATAATACTAATGTTACTTTGTAACGTATGATACTAACAGCTAAACAGACTAAAGCGTTAGATATATTAGAAGACAAAACAACAAACACATTATTGTTTGGTGGGGGAGCAGGGGGTGGCAAAAGCGTATTAGGTTGTTATTGGATATTAAAGAATTGTTTAAAGTATAAGAAAACAAGATGGATAATAGGACGTGCAAAGTTAAAGATATTAAAAGAGACCACACTAAACACGTTGTTTGAAGTAATGAATATACAAGGCATAACAGTAGACCATTATAAATACAACAGTACAAGTAGTAGCTTTTTATTTTATCATACGCAATCAGAAATAATATTAAAGGATTTGTATTACTATCCGTCAGACCCAGACTACACAGCATTAGGAGGTATTGAAATAACAGGAGCATTCATAGATGAAGCAGCAGAAGTGAATCAGAAAGCATATCAAATATTAAGTAGTAGAATAAGATACAAATTAGATACGCACAACCTTGTACCAAAGATATTAATGACCTGTAACCCTAGTAAGAATTGGTTGTATAATGAGTTTTACAAATTAGACAAAGAAAATAAACTACCTGAAAACAAAAAGTTTTTAAAATCATTAGTAACAGATAATCCGTCAATAAGTAAGCACTATATTAAACAATTAAAGACACTTGACAAAATCAGTAAGGAACGTTTACTGTATGGTAATTGGGAATATGATGATGATGATACTAAGTTGTTTATATACGATAAAATACTAGACTCTTTTAGCAATCAATATGTATCAGGTGGAGACTATTATTTAACTATAGATGTAGCTAGATTTGGTAAAGACAAATCAGTAGTATGTTGTTGGAATGGATATAGATGTGAATACATACAAACGTACAGCAAAATATCACTAACAGAACTAGCTAAGAACGTCAATGAAATAGCTAGAAAAAACAAAGTACCACGTAGTCAAATAATAATAGATGAAGACGGTGTAGGTGGGGGTCTAGTAGATATGATTAATGGGTGTAAAGGATTTGTGAATAATAGTAAAGCATTAGATGGTGAAAACTATTCTAATCTTAGATGTCAATGTTACTATAAGTTTGCAGAAAAAATAAATAAAGGTGAAGTATATATAACACAAAACGAACATAAGGATTTGATAGTACAGGAGTTAGAAGTTATACAAATGAAGGATATTGATAAGGATAACAAGTTAAGCATAATAGGTAAAGACAAGATAAAAGAATACATAGGCAGGAGTCCTGACTTTGCTGACGCACTTATGATGCGTATATATGGAGAGTTAAACAAAACTAGAATAACATACTTTGGTTAATTAAAAACTGCGTTAAAAAACTGAAGTAATAACTTAAATTTGTAAATATGATAATTGTAAACGTAAACGATAAGACAAAGAAAATACCAACGCATTACAAGGATATGACCGTTAAAAAATTTCAAAGTTTATGGAAAATTCTTTGTAAATATGATACTGACAAACTAAAGAGAGAGGAAGGAGACGTTGACGTATTAAAAGTAGTTGAAATGGAAAGTCAATGTACTATTGAAATATGTGCAAATCTTTTAGAAATAACAATAGATGAAGCTAGTAGAATACCATTTGCAAAAGCAGTTGAAGTAGTAGAAGTGTTTAATAATATGATGAGTAGAAACTTCATAAACGAACAAACAGCCGAAAGTTGGAGTAAATGGGGATTCACATTTAAGGGTGAAATGTATTACTTTCCAAAGATTAATTTTGAAGAAATGTCGTTTGGTGAATTTGCTGAATTACAACAGATTAAAGAAATATATGGTAAAGAAGTAGAACAAAGATTTGACTTTATACCGATGCAATTAGCAAGGTCTTGTAGAAAGCATAATGAAGGTAAAGATGATTATGACTTAGACGAACGAGCAAAGATGTTTGAAGAAGTAGATATGGAAACTGTTTTAAAGTGGACTTTTTTTTTGACTCGTCAAGCCGATATATTGAACAGAAGTACCCAAACCTCAAGTCTAATAGAGCAGACGCTATTGCAAAGAAAGTCAGCAATATCATCTCAGGATATGGGTGGTTAAACAGTATATATGCTATAGCTAAAGATGGAATCTTTACTAAGCAACCGTATAATGCAGTTGAATCAGTAGAAGAAGAAGACGTATATAAAGTGTTGACTTATATGAGTTGGAAGACAGCACAATCAGATTACAGGTATGAGTATAATAAGTTGAAGGAAAAACAAAATAAACAAAGGCAAAGATTAAAATAATGGCTAAGAAAAGAAAAAAGAAAAAAACAGGAAGTAAATCAGGTGGATATAAAAAAAGTTATAAATAATGGCAGTAATACAAGACTTACAAAACCTAAGTGCAGGACTTGAATCGTCAAGACAAGCTACAGGTTCGTTTGATACGTACAAGTTTGGGTATTTAGGAGAAATAAACCAAATGCACCGTACAGATTATCCGTTAATATTATTAACTCCACCAACGTCAAGGTCAGAAAATATTTTTAAAGGTGACCAATTGTGGAATTGTAAATTCTATTGTTATAAACAATTTAGTGACGTACAAGATGGACAACAAAATACAGGTCCTGTATTGCCACCAAATTACACTTTAGAACTTGCGTTTGATGACTTAGAAGACAGGTTTACTACTTTGATGGAGCATTTTCACTTAAACAATAAATACAAGTGGATGTTAGAGCCAACGTGGGACATAGAACGAGTAAGCCACGAGTTTAACGATGAGTTAGTAGGTATAGAAGTTACTTGTGGAATAAGAGCATTTAGAAGGTGTATAGAGTTAGAAGTTAATGATACAACACAATACCCAGCACCATCTTATACACCTTAAAAAATAATATATGTTAAGTAGTAAAGCATTACATAAAATTGGAGAAGTATTAGCAGTAGGTTTTGGAGTTACACTTGTTAAGCAAGGACGTAACAAAAAATCAGGTGGACTTATTGACTCTTTACATACTAAAATATTAAAGCCAAATAGCGTAAGCGTACTAGGTAATCATTATTGGAGATTCGTAGACAAAGGAGTAAGAGCAGACCAAATTAAAAGTCCATTTGCTCCTGCAAGAATTAACGCATTAGTTAAATGGTTGATTAGCAAAGGTATAGGAAGTGCAAAGAAAACCACTAGACAAATAGCATACGCTATAGCACATACGCACGGAAAAAAAGGTATGCCTACAATGAAGGGTAAATTTGATAAAAGCAGATTAAACTTTGTAGACAAAACATTATTAAGAGAAAAAAAAACATTGTCAGATGCTATTAATGAAGCAGTAAATGAAGAAGTAATGACAATAATAAAAAAATTATAATTATGAGTGAATATGGATATGCAGGTTCACAACCGAGTAGAACAGCTAGAAGTTCAGCAGAAGCACCTGATGAAACTTTACAGCAACGTTTAGCAGAAGCAGAAACTAATAACGGATTCCAACCTCAAATGAGTGATGGTAGTTATCACCCACGTAACGCAGAACGTTTTGAGTATTTACAACAACAATTAATTAACACACAAAATAGTGCAATAAGTGAAGCACCATATAGTGAGAATCCTTTTTTAATTTCACAAGTAAACGAAATAAATGGACAATTATCAGGTGGAGTAACACCGTTTCACGTTAGCGAACAACCTGACCCTTATTTTGATGATGGCAGGGGTAATGATGACCCTGATGACCCAAACCCACCTGTACCGTCAATAGGACACTTATACACTAGCACAAGACCTATTATGTTATTTGCAGTAGGGGGTGCAGTTAACTTAATATATAGAGTAATCATTAGTAGAGACGGTGGAAGCAATTGGATAAAAATATCTAACATACTTAGGCAACCTTCTGTTAATCAAAGTCCTTATTATGAAGTAGACATAACTACAATAGTAAATAGCTATATACAATCTTACGTCCCACATAGTTTAGCTAAAAACACTTCTACATACCCAACGTTAAGTAATTACTTAGGAGGTTTTTGGGTAGTAAAAGATGGAGCAATAAGAGCAAGTATTCTTTGCACAGGTGAAGCGTATGATGCAAATGGATTCTTAACTTACGACCCTGATGAAAGTAATTGGTTACAAATGTTTGATAGAAATTGGTATATAGATGCTAATGTACAACACCACGAAACTAAATATAGAAATCAAAAACGTTGGTTAGAAGACTATCATATTAGCGATATGGATAATCCTATTACGTCACACGGTCGTAGATATAAATTCTTAACTAATAGCAAAATGAAAATAAGTAATGGATTTATAAACGAATGTAGAGGTTTTGATGATTATTTGTCAATATTTTATAGGCACGAATTAACACAAGATAATCCTCTTTGTATGTGGGCATTAATAACTACAACGTCAGGGGGTCAACACTATATGCCTATTAGTAATCGTGTTCCAAATTTAGGTGTAGTAAGAGGTCAAAATTATTTTATGTATGATGTAGGAATTAATTGGGTAGAATATATAATATCAAATGGATATTTAACAGCAGGTATAGTAAATAATTATTCTACAATTCCACCATCATCTGTAGTAGGTAACATAGCTAGATACGAAGTTTGGCTAGGCAAGTGGGATATAGGACTGCAAGAGCCAGACCATACGTCTAACAAATGGACTGAAAAAAGAGAATATAGAATCGTAGAGAATAGTTGTTGTGGAAAAGGATTTCAAAGAATATTTTGGAAAAATCAAAAGGGTGGTATAGATGGAATAACGTTTAGAGGAGCAAAAGAAAATATGACAATGACTAGCAATGAAATATGGGAACGTGCATTAGGTCATCGTGAAGTTAACGCTGAAGAATGGTGGCAAGTTACAGGCAATCAATATGGTGTACTAAATGACTTTCATCAAAGAACACAACAAAAGCAAAAGATTAATTTAGCACATACTGAATCAGTAAGACTTGTTTCACATTGGTTAAAAAGAGACGAGTTAGAATGGTGTAAAGAAATAGTAACAAGTCCTCTTGTATGGACTGTACAAAAAGAAGACAAGCATTGGACACCTCAGTACGGTTATGAAGACAGGACACCAATATTAATAACGTCAGCAGAAATAGTTTGGTCACCGTTAGATGAAAACTTAGGTAAAATAGAAATTGTTTATAACGAACAGAAACAAATTACACAAAGGTAATGGCTTATAACGAAGTAAAAATAGATGTAACATATAATGTTATACAAGACGGTAGAGTAGAAACAGTAGAAGGTATATTAGATACTTATGATATAAACGAATTGCCTATAGCTTTAAACTATCAAGTAAAGAACGTAGAAAACATTGGAGACTCAGCAGGTAACTATTCTAAAACAATAAAAGTACCTGCAACACAAAACAATAATAAAGTATTTCATCATTTGCATAGTGACGCACTAGCAGATATTGAAGGATTAACTAAAAACAATGCGTTAGCTAGGATATGGACAAACGGTAACCTAGTATTCTCAGGACAATTATTAGTAAAAGCAGTAATTAAAGATGACAAACCATCAGCTTATGAAATAAGTATAGTAGGAGACAATAACAATTGGATGTTTGGATTCCAAAATGGTAATATGTGTGAAACAGAACATTTTGACGTAGCACCTTTTGATTATAATTTTGGAGACCCTGCAGTAAATTGGGTGCAAGGTCAACCAATATTAAGAAGTTGGACAAATAGCTTATGGCATTATATAAATAACAACGTAGTAGACGCAGACGGTCCTGCAGATTTTGTAATACCTATAATTGTTAAAGGTCAACCTGAAGAAGCGTACTCAGCACCTGTAGGAAGTCCGTTAGATGGAGCAGGAGCATTTAAAGTAAATCTTTCAGACCAACTGCCAAGTCCATTTATAAAATCATTAATAGATTCTTTTTTTGCTGATGAAGGCTATACTGTAGTAAGTAACTTTTTTGAGACTACAGAATTTAAGAAGTTAATAATGACGTTAGATGAAAATGACTTTTATAGAAAATTTGGAAGTAGTGGAAGTGGTGGAGAAGGTCAAGGTTGGGACGCAGAATATGAATTTAGATACCAAAATGGATTCAATCATAATCCGTACATAGCAGATGAAACAGGAGTAGCAAGTTTAGCATTTGCAAACTATAAATATACTAATTGTTATCTTATTAGTAACATTGCTGAGGACAGATATGGGGGTACACAATATACAGTACCGTTTAATGTGATAATAAGAGACGATGCAAAAGCGTGTATGTACTTAGCAGCAAACGACCCTAAATACCCACAACCTAGAACCTGTAATATAGCAAACTATTGGGGTAAAGCAGCAGGATATAATAATATGGGTCAAAGTTTTACAACTTATGATATAACGCTAACAGACCACGCTATTAATAATTTAGGAGTTACACAAAATCCGTATGATATTTCAGGATTAACTAATATATCGCCAAGTTTAGGATTTAAAGATGACTTGCCTGTTAAAACAGGATTCCAAACTACAGAACCGAGAGAGCCAACACGTCACGGAGTATTTTACCCTAGTGATGACGATTGGCTAGGAGCAAACTTTTATACAGGAAGTAGTCCTGCAGCAAATGGGTCAGCATCATATTTTGGAACTTCAGATGCAGGGTGTAATAATGGAAACGTATTTGAATGGAGATGTAAAAAATCAGGTAGTTATAATATAACAGGAAGGATAGCATTAGCAGTAGGACAAAACACAACAGTTAAAATAAGACTAAGAAAAATTATAGCTAACGCACAAGTAGGTAGTCCACTAGCTACGCAAGGGACAAACACAGGATATAATGATATATGTCCTTGTTACGATGAGTATGTTAAAGGTGGATTTAACAATCAAGGTTGGGGATATACTGTAAACCCAGACTATATACAAGTATCAGGTAACTCAATGAATCTATTATATGAAGAAGTAAGCCAAGTAGGTGGAAGTGTAGACCAACAAGTAAGTTGGAATACATATAAAGACCCACGTTTTGATGGCTTATTTTATAAAGAAGTAGATATTGATTTGCCACTAGAATCTTTTGACTTTGGTGATAGAGTATATTGCGAAATAACAGCACAACCTGTAAACGTAAACAACGTGCAAATAGATGCAGGTATAGCTTATGTATTAACACAGGATTGTCAGATGTGGGATTGTTTTAATCCTTGTTTTATTGCTGAGAAAGTAGTAGGAAATAAAGAAGCATCGTTAAGATATAATGGAACTTACGGTATGCCAGAAGCAGGAGACGGTACAGGTATTTGGCAGTCAAGACGTACATATTTAAAATGGGAATTAAGTACAGCAATAGGTATAGGTGATTTCTTTACTGTAGGAGAGGTATTACCTTGTGTGCCTAAAGCAGACTTTATTTCAGGATTAACAGGTTTATTTAATTTACATTGGTACACAGATGAACCTAGTAAAACTGTATATGTAGAACCATTTTCATCTTTTTATAACAGTCCATTAAATAGTGAAGCATTAGATTGGACGTTTAAAGTAGACTATCATAATGAACATAGAGTAGCATTTCTTGTTGATAGATTAAGTAGATTTATAAATTACAAATATGCAGATGATGGAAAAGATGGACACGTAGGAGAGGTTAGTGATATGCAATTTAAACATTGGCACTCAATAAAACTAGACTTTGGTACAGCATTTTTACCTGAAGAAAAGGAAGTAGGAACTGAATTTTTCGGTCCGACTTTTATGTTCAATTATGGACAAGTAACCACCTCGTCAGGTGAAGGTCCTTATGTACCTTTACTAATATCAGACTTTACGCAAGACCCTGGCAACTCAGTTTTACCTGAAATTAGTAATGGATTCTTGCCACGTATATTATCGTATGAAGGTATGCAACAAAGTGACGATGTGTTTTGGTGTAGTTATAGACATAATATGAACGCTAACAATACAATACCACCACCAATAGGTTCAAATAATTATGACGGTGAAGCTACTGAATACCCTTGTGCAGTAAGTTTTATAAAAAACGCAACGTTTACTAATTTAGATTATGATGATAACCAAGACTCAGGTCAAGCAGGATTGTATAGTAGATTTTGGAAGCATTATATTGATATGTTAGCAACTAACCCAAGAATCAAAACTATTAAAGTAAGACTAGAGCCACACGATATTGCACAACTAGATTTAAGAGTACCTGTATATATAGCAGAATCAGGAAACGCAAATGGACAGTATTGGATTATTCACAAAATAATTGACTACGCACCACATAAAGACGGTCTAACAGATGTAGAACTTATACAACTAGCACACCCTACTGAATTTGTTAAAAGCATAGACCCACCAAGAGGTGGTGGAATTGATGACCCACCAACTGTACACGGTAGATTACAAAACCCTAATCATTGGTTAAGTATGCCTACTGTAGACCGTAGATTTAGTGAAGGGACACCAATAGCAACACGTATTAGCAGACCTACAGCAGGAACTAATAGACATACGTTACAAGCTAAGACTTCTAAAAATAAATTTGGTAGTCAATTAAAAAAGAACAAAGAAGTACAATTAGTAAATGGAAAAAATGATAAGTCAATAAGAAAAGCACCAAGTTTTAGTAATAATAACAGAAACGTAGTATTTCAAAACAATGGACAAATAGCATTAGGTAACAACTTAATATCTTATAAGAATAGTCAAATCGTATTTGGTCAATTCAACAAAAGAGATGATGACGCAATCTTAGTAATAGGTGGGGGTACAGATGAACATAATAGAAAAAATATTTTAACTATAAAAGAGGACGGTAGTATGCAATTTGGAGATGGGGGTATGAATATGGTAACTACAGATAGTGCAGGTAACGTAGTAGACTTATATACAAAAGACGGTGATAATACTACAAAAGTAATAAAATGATATGGCAGATATAACCAAAATAATAGATTTAAAAGTAGTAGGAACTGAAAAGCTACACGCATTAGAGCAAGAAATTTCTAAAACCGAAAAGAAGTTAAAGAATATGACTTCTGCAGGAAAGAAAAATGTGGGTATGCAAAAGATACACCAAAAAAATATTGACAATACTAAGGTTAAATTAAAACTATTAAGAACAGAACGTAACAACGAGCAGAAAGCAATAATAACATCTACACAAGCAGCCAAACAATTAGATGGGTCGTACAATGGATTAGTAGCACGTAATAAAGAACTTATTACTAAAATGAAATCAGTAAGTGGGGGTATGAACTCTAATACTGCTGAAATGAAAGCTATGAAAAAAGAGTATGTTGACAATAACAACAAACTTAAAGAATTTGATTCTAGCTTAGGTAACAACCAAAGAAACGTAGGAAATTATGGGTCAGCATTAGGCAACGTTAAAGAACGATTGACTAACGTAGGAATGGCAGTAGGAGCAGCAGTAGTAGCGTTTCAAGCAATAAGTAACGCAGTAGCATTTGCAACAAAAGACTTTATGGAATTTGAGACAGGAATGGCTAGTATTATGTCGTTAATGTCAGGTGATGATATACAACAGTTTGGGCAAGAACTACAAACAGGAGCAATAGATGTAATGAAGGAATTTGGATTGCAAACTGCAGATATGAATAAAGCGATGTTTGACGCAGTATCAGCAGGTGTACCTGCAGCCGAGACTGTAGAGTTTATGAGAAATACTGCAATGTTAGCAACAGGGGGTGTAACTGATTTATCAACAGCAGTAGATGGAGTTACTACTGTAATGAACTCCTTTGGAATAGCAACAAGTGATACAGACCAAATAACAGCAGCTTTTTTCTCAGCACAAAAATTTGGTAAGACTACTGTAGAAGAACTATCTAGTAGTATAGGTAACGTAGCACCAATAGCAGTACAAGCAGGACTTGGATATAAAGAATTATTATCTGCAATGGCAGTATTAACTAAACAAGGTATATCAACTGACGAATCTGCAACTGCATTAAGAGCAACAATATCAGCATTAACTAAACCTAGTGAACAAGCTAAAAAACAATTTGACGCATTAGGTATTTCTTATGGAGCAAGTGCATTACAGTCAGAAGGATTAATGACAATACTAAAACAGATTAGTGACGCAGGTAATGAGAACGCAGATGTACTAGCAACCTTAATACCAAACGTAAAAGCACTAACAGGAGTAGGAGCATTAGGTACTGAACAATTAGCTGAGTATGATGAAATACTTAGAACTGTTAATACTGACTATGGTGAAAACTCATCGTTAGCACAAGCAAACTCTTTACAGCAAGAGACTTTACAAAAGAAAATGGATAGGTTAAACGCTGAATTTAGAGAGCAAAAAATATTGTTAGGTGAACAACTAAAACCAATTTTTTCTGAAGTATTGAGATTATTAGGATTCTTAATTGAAAACTTAGGAACTATAGCAACTGTAGTAAAAAGAGGGACTATAGCATTTGTAGCATATAAGACAGCAGTATTTGCACTTAACGGTGGATTAAAAGCTGCGTCAATAGGAATGAAAGCGATGACTATAGCAACACGTGCTTTGAATGTAGCAATGAGAGCAAACCCTGTAGGATTACTTGTAGGTGGATTAGCACTTCTAGTACCTTTATTATTTAAAGGTAAAGAAGGAACAGAAGAAATGAATGAAGCACAAAGTGAGCAGGAAGCAAGAATGAAACGTATAACTGATATACAAGACAAGTATCAGCAAAATCAAATAAAAGAAATAGCATCAGCTAAGGACGCTTTTCAAGCTATAACAAATGAAAACTTAACACGTGAAGAACGTGGTAAATTAATTGACCAAGTAAACGAAAAATACGGTACTACTTTACAAAACCTAGATGATGAAGCAGCAATGGCTAACCAATTATCAGGTGCTTATGATTTAGTAGTTAAGAGTATTAAGAATAAAATAAAACAGCAACAAGCAAGTGAAGAACGTATAGCTTTTATTGAAGACGAAATTGCATTAGAGAAGGAGTTGCAAGAGCAAATGGGTAACAATTTAGATATACAAACTAATCTAAATAATATACAAGCACAAATAGGAATCCAAACTAGACTGTTAAATAGTGAGTATGAAAAATTAACAGGAAACTTTGATATGAATACTAGACGTGGACGTAGAGCAGCAGAACGTGCATTAAAGAATAGCGAAAGTTATCAGACTTTAAAAACTAAAGTAGATGGATTAAATAGTACATACAATAAATATAATGACGCATTAGTAGTATCACAAAAAGGGCAAAAGAAAGCTACAGATGAAATTGATAGAAATAAAGTAGTAGTAGTAAATAACACAAAAGAAACCAAGAAAAATACTGAAGCTACAACAGAAAACACTCAGGTAAAAGAAGACACTAGAACTGCATATCAAAAAATGCAAGATGCAGTAAGCAAAGCGTCAGATGTAGTTAGAGATTTAATTATACAGGAAAAGCAAGGTAAAGATGTTTCGGATAAATTGAAGAAAGCTAAACAAGACCTAAAAACTAAAACGCAAGAACTAACAGATGTAAACGAAGCGTACAAAGATAGTACAGAAGAAACTGTAACTGAACTTGACAAAGAGTTGAAAAAATTACAAGATATTGAAGCAGAAAACCAAAAGTTAATAGATATATGGAGTAAAACTGAAGATGGGCAAGAGCAAGTTAATAAAGCACAAGGTAATATATATCAAGCTGAAATAGATGCTATAATTGCTAGAGGTATGGCAGGTGAAGAATTGCAACAAGATGATTTAAATAGGATAGATGAATTGCAAGGTAAAATAAAAGAATTAAATACTACTGCAAAAGAAAGCACTTGGGCAGATGAATTATTTGGTGAAGGTACATCTCAAAGAATAAAAATAACAGCATCTGTGATGGGTAACGTATTAGACGTGATGTCAGCACAAGACCAATTAGCACAAGTTAACCATCAAAACGAAATGAATCGTGTAGAGGAAGACAGGCAAACAGCTATTGAAAATTTTGAAAGTAGTAAAGAAGCTGAGTTAATGACTGAGGAAGAAAAAGCAGATAGATTATTAGAAATAAACGAGGAGTTTGACGGTAAAATTGATGATTTAAAAAGAGCAGAATTTGAACGTAGTAAAAAAAGACAAATAGCAGAAGCAATAATAGCAGGAGCAATGGCAGTAATGAGAATCGCAGCCGATGTACCTAAAGGTGATTTTGGAATTACTACAGCAGCTTTAATAGGAGCGCAAATCGTAATGACAGGTATGCAAGTCGCAGCAATTAGTGCAACTGAATACGCAGGAGCATTAGGTGGAATGATACCTAAACCAAATCAACAAATAGGTAGTAACCATATTGCTAAAAAATATGCAAGAGGTGGAATGGTAGTAGGAAAATCACACGAACAAGGTGGAGAAAAATTTGCAGTAGGTGGACGTGTAATGGAACTTGAAGGGGGTGAAGCAGTAATAAATAAACGTAGTACGTCAATGTTTAGAAGTCAGTTATCAGCTATGAACGAAGCAGGGGGTGGAGTAAGATTTGCAAATGGTGGAATGGTATTACAAAACCAAATAAGAAAAGATGCAGAACTTAAAAACTCATTAAGTGCTAAAGACGTAAGTAATCTTGCAATGTTAATCAATTCACAAAAAGTAAGAGTAACTGAAACAGATATAACTACTACTCAAAAGAACGTAAGTGCAGTAGAGAGTAGAGTAAGTTTTTAATAATTAAAAATAAAAGATATGTTTAATAAATTTTTCGTTACAAATGACATACAAAAGGAACGTATGAAAATATGTAACACGTGCGAACACAAAAAAGACAAATGGTTATGGATATTTGATGAAGAAAGTTGTACCTTATGTAAATGTTCTATACCTAAAAAAACTAAATTAAAAAATAGCAAATGTCCGATAAAGAAATGGTAGACGTAGCGAAAGCTATAACCAAAACAGAACAGGAGCAAATATTTGATACGTTTAGTAGAAATGCTGAATATTTTTCTGCTAACAATAAACATCACTCAAAATATATTAGCAAATTATTTGAATATTTTAATAATAATTTTGTATTATTGCAAAAATTTGAAGAAGAAGACAAAAATTGTGAGGAGTGTGTAGCAATGATTATCAAATTTTGGTCAACTGTTATATATGATATATGGCAAAAAGAAATAGTTTAGAAAACGTAAATTCGTTTTGTGAAATATTATCAGAACAAATTGCAACACGTTTTGGTAACTACCCAACTATTAAAGATATTATATATCATCTGTCAGAACGTGGACTTATTCGTCCAATAACTTTAAGGAACTATTTAATAATTGACAAGTTTTATAAAAAACTTAGAATCAATGACGGTCATATTACGCATACTGTAATGGATATGTCAATTGAATTTGATTTAAGTGAAAGGCAAGTACAAACTATTATATATGATTATCAAAAAAAATTTAAAAAAGATGAAAATATATTAAATCGTAGAAACTGCGTAAGATAAATGAACCGAAATTTTAATTTTGTAAAAAATATTATATTATGAAAGAAATTTTTATTTACGATATGATAGGCAGTATGGGTGTAGACTCAATGTCTATTATTGAGCAATTAGAAGGAAAAGAAGAAGTAAACGTTAGAATAAACTCAGTAGGTGGAGATGTGTTTGAAGGTATAGCAATATATAACGCATTAAAGAAACACGAAGGAAAAGTTAACGTAACAATAGAAGGAATAGCAGCGTCAATGGCATCAGTAATTATGTTAGCAGGTGACCATATAGACGCAAGTGAAAACTCACTAATAATGATACACAACCCAAGCGTAGGAATACAGGGTGAAAGCAAAGACCTAACTAGCAAAGCAGAACTTTTAGACAAAATAAAAGAACAAATGTTAGCAGTATATGGAGAAAAAACAGGTAAAGACGCAGATGAAATTTCTGCAATGATGGACAAAGAAACTTGGCTAACAGCAACAGAAGCAAAAGAAATTGGACTTGTAGATTCAGTAAGTGATAAAGTAAAAGTTGCTGCACACTTTGATATATCTAATTTCAATTCGCCTGAGTGGGTAAAAGAAAAATACAATAACAATAATAACAACGAAACAGAAATAACAATGAAAAAATTACACGAAATGTTAGAGTCGCTAAAAGCGTCAGTAACAAAATTCAAAGAAGAAAAAACTGTAGACGTTAATATTATAGATGATGAAAGTATCAAAAATCAAATAGTGGACTTCACGCAAGAGTTAAACGTAGCTAAAGAAGAAAACGAATCTATAGTTAACGAAGTAGCAGAACTAAAGGGTATGATTATTACTTATGAAGAAACTATCAAAGCACAAGAAGAAAAAGTAGCTGAGTTAGAATCTGAAATTAGTAAAACTAATGCAACACCAACTACTGAAGAAGTAGAGCCAATTGCAGACCCTGTAGTAACGGAAGAAACTACAATGGAAAAGTCAGCGTTTGATACAATAGCAGATATGTTAAAAGGTGATTCTGCTTTTCAATTTACAAAAGACAATAAATAATTTAATTAATAACACTAACCAAAAAAAATAAGAAATGGCAAATTTAATTACACACGGTCTGTCTTATTCTAAAGAAGATGCACAAAAGTATTTTATGCAACCTCTATTTGTAGGTAATTCTGCAATGGACTACTTTGAAATAATGACAGGAGTAAAGTCTAATCAAAAATTAGACAAATTCGCAACGTTAGATAAAATAACGATTGCAGAATCTACAGGCTTTACAGCTAACGCACAAACTGTAGCATATACTCAAAGAAGTATAACTGTAGCTAGAATGGAAGCTGAGATAGAGCAGTCAGGTGATGGATTCTTTAACACTATTAAAGGAGAGTTGTTAAGACTTGGCTTAAACAAAGATGATATTTCAGGTACAGTATTACAGCAAATCGTTGCTGATATATTTATGAGAGGTATTAAGAGAGATTTAGAAAGACAAATATGGTTCGGTAACACAGCAGCAGCAGGTGCAGGAGCAGCTAACTATTCTGCTTACGATGGATTACTTGTTGCATTAGCAGGATTACCTGCAGGACAAAAATTAGACATTCCTACAACACTTGTAACAACTGCAGGTTCAGAAACTTCTGTAGTAGAGTTCCAAGCGATGATAGATGCGATGCCTAGTGAAGGATTAGAAAATAGAGCAGACCTTTGTTTCTTTGCTTCACGTTCACTTTGTGATAACTACAGAACTGCATTAAGACAAGGAGGTACTGAAGGTGCTTACGTTTCTATGCAAAATGGAACTCCAAACTTATCGTTTCAAGGTATTCCTATCGTAGAAATGGGATTATGGGATTCTGTAATCGCAGCAGACGGTGGTACAGGTTCTACGTTAACTCCACCTGCACTTAACACTACAGGGGGTAACGACTTTCACGGTCACTTAGCAGTATTAACTGTTAAAAACAATCTTGTTGTAGCTACTGATTATGATTCAGTAAGTGGAGCAGATATGTGGTACAACAAAGATGAAAAAATGAATAGATTTAGAATGGAGTATGTTGTAGGTGTTAACTACAAGAATGATGAGTTAACAGTAACAGCAAATTCAGGAGCATAATAAATTAGTAATAACACTTTAAAAAAATAGAAAAATGGGAGTATTAACATCAGGACACGCTATTCTTTGCGAGGACAGAAATCGTAGAGGTGGTATAAAAAACATTTGGCTAGGTGAAGTTGCTAATGTATCAGGTACAACCCCTCACGCTACAAACCACGAGTACACAGGTATTGCAGGTTTGACAGGGTCATCAGGGACTAACTACAACGTTTGGCAATTTCAATTTGATAGAGAGACTGCATATTTTACAGCTAATGCTACTCGTGAAAACGGTAGTACAATTGTAGAGTGTGAAGTTGGATTCAATATACCTAAAATTACAAAAGCAGTTAATTTAAGACTTGAAGAACTAAAAGAAACTTGTGGATTATTTGCAATAGTTGAGACTTTTGCAGACACAGGTGCAGGTTCGCCACCTCCGACTTATAAATTTGTTATAGGTTATGATGAGGTGTTTTCACCTGACGCTTTCTTAGAGTTCTCTAGTGGAGAGCAGTCTTCAGGTACAGGATTACAAGACCCTAATGAAACAGTTGTTAAGTTAAAAGGATTTATGGCAGAATACCCAAGAGAATATTCAGGTACGATAGCTTTAGATTCAAATGGTACAATAGCAGCAGCTTTAGGATATACTTTAACATAGTATAATATAGTTTTTAGTTTGAGAAAGGTAGGACGTTGGATAGTATTCCTGTCCTACCTTTTTTTAAATAACAGGATTTAAATATATGGGTTGTAATTGTGGTAATAACAAAAAAATTAGTAATTTAGCAAAAAAAATTAAAAAAATGGCAAAAAAGAAATACACTTATAAATATGTAGATGGTATTAATCGTACTACTTCTACAATTCGTTGGCAAGGAGTTATATATTACACTAAAGATATGACAATGGATAATATGGAAGCATTGTATAACGCAGGTTGTAGTGCAGTAGAAATAGATGAAACTTCAAAAGAATCAGATGCCAAGAAAAAAAGCGACAAATAAACCAAAAGGAGTAGTAGCATTTGATGTATTAAATCTAGTAACGCAACGTGATTATTTAGAAGAAAAGGATATTAGTAAACTGACTTATGACTATATACCATTTGGTCATAAAAGCAGTAATGATTTTCCACAGCACCTTGCAGACCTTAGAAGAAAATCGTCAACGCATAGAGCAATCTTAGCACAAAAAACTGTATTTACTACAGGAGCAGGATTCTTATGTGAGGACAAAAAAACATCAGATTATTTAGAATCAGTAAATGCTAATGATGAGCATTTTATGATAGTATGGAAAAATTTAGTAGATGACTATTATACTTTTGGAAACGCATATTTAGAAATAGTACACTATCAAGGTGGAGTAGCGTTATATCATATAGACGCAACTAAAGTACGTATCAGTAAAGATAAGGAAAACATCATTATACATAATGAGTGGGATAGATATTTGCAACGTAAAGATGAAGCAAAAGTTTTACCGTTTTACCCAAATTATATAAATACTGAAGGTGGCAAACGTAGTGCAATACAAATAAAGGATTATGAGCCTGAGTTTTCGTTTTATGGATTACCTGACTACGTAGCATCGTTAGAATCAATTTCTGTAGATTATGAAATAGGTAGATGGAATAACACTAAATTTAAAAATCATTTTCAGCCAAGTAGTATCGTTGAAATAAATGGAGATATGTCAGATGAAGAAGCTGAGAATTTAGTACAGGAAGCTAGAACCAAATTTACAGGAGAAGGCAACAACGGTAAAATATTGTTCTTAGTTAAAAATGGTGATAGTTCTCCTGCTACTGTAACTAACATACAGGATAATAGTGATGGAAATTTTATGGAGTTACAGTCAGTTACAAATCAAAATATAATTACTGCTCATAGATGGCAACCTGCATTATCTGGAATTGTAAGTGCAGGTAAATTAAATAATACAGGGTCAGAAATTAGAATAGCTTATGAAATGGTAATGAGTACAGTAGTTAAAGGAGTTGCTGAAACTATTATGAATCCGATTAAGAAAATTTTGCAAGACAATAATTATAATTGTGATACGCTAGAAGTAAAATATAAACCACCGATTTCGTTTATGTCAGATATTGATATAACAACAGTATTAGAGATTAATGAATTGCGAGAAGTATTAGGTTATGAACCAAAAGACAATTATGATAAACTAAGTAACCAAAAAGAAGAAGAAGACAAGGAAGAAATAGAAGAAATAGTAGAGCAAGATATAGAACCAATTGAAGACGAGCAAGATGAATAGCATAGCAGACGTTATAAACAAAGCATTGCGACTTTTGAATGAAACATATTCAGACTACCCACAAAGTGCAAGTAACAACGCTAAACGTGCTTTAAAATACAAAGAAGAAAACGGTAGTTCTTGTGGGACTAACGTGGGGTGGACAAGAGCCAACCAACTTGCAAATAGAAAACCACTTAGTAGAAGTACAATTGCAAGAATGGCATCGTTTAAAAGACACCAACAACATAAAGACGTTCCGTATGATGAAGGTTGTGGGGGTATAATGTGGGACGCTTGGGGTGGAACAAGTGGAGTAAATTGGGCAATAAAAAAATTAAAACAAATAGATAATAAATAAAAAAAATAATAATGGCAAGTACAGTAAAACCAGCAACTTTGACCACTACAATAACAGAACAGTTAACGCTTAATGGTCATACATACGGAAACACTATAACGTGTTCAATAGCTTCGCAAGGAGAAGTAGTACAAAGAATTATGAATATACCTGCAACAGAAACTAGCGTACTAGACTTAGGTTCTTCAACAGATGGGTTAGGAACAGTAGTAGGTGATTCATTAGCATATTTTAGAATAACAAATTTAGATGATACAAACCACGTATTTATTAATGTAGGTGTAGACCAAAGTGGGAGTACAGACGGTCAAGTAACTTTTAAATTGGGTGCTAAAAAGAGTTTGTTATTAATGAATAACCAAATAGCTATAGAAGCTGATGACGCAGGAGCATACGTTTTAGAAGACATTTATTTAATCAAAGCAAAATGTGCTGCTGAAACTAACGTAGACGTTGAATTTGTAGCAATTACAGCATAATGACTTATAACAACGTAAATAATTTATCGGTACTTGTAACACCTAGTCAAGTAGTAACTTATGCGTTTACGAATACAAGATTTGACCAAACGTTAATTTCTGATAGTATGATTAAGTTAGCAGAAATACAACATTTAGAGAAACCTTTAAGTAGACAATTTTATGAAGAACTTGTAACGCAACATCATAACGGTACACTAACTACTGATAACAATACTTTGTTAAATGATTATCTTTATCGTACTTTATCTTGGTTTGTTAAATTTGAAGTGATGAACGAAACTATGTATAACGTAACAAGTACAGGTGTAGTAATGAATATAGATGACTTTTCGCAAGGTGTTACGCAAAAACAATTTGACCTTATGAAACAAGATGTATATAGAAAAGGTCAAGCATTTTTACAAGACACGTTAGACTTTGTGAGCAACTCAGCAAACATAAATAATTATCAAACTTATAGAGATAATAGAAGTGACTCGTCAACGCATAATGACGGTACTGCAAATAAACATAATGGAATAATTTTTTACTAAAATATGAGTAATTTACATTCAGAACAAAAAGGTAACCAAGTACACAAGCCAAAGAAATTTGAGGACGCAGGAGCAACTTCAATTCTATACAAGGACGCTAATGGACGTGTAGGTTATATACATCGTGATATTTCGCATAGTAGCGTTATAACTACTGTTGACGCTTCGTATGGTAATTTACATAATACTTATTTAAAACTATACAAGTTTAATAATAAGTGCATAACTGCATTGTATTTTCAAGTAGCAGGACAAACTGCAGAATGGACAAAACCAACAGATTGTGATGACGCTTATAATATAAATATAGAAAGTGACGCAACTGCAACTGAAATAGCTACAGCAATAAAAAATTGGTTCGATAGTAATTCAGATTATGGAACTGCAACTACAAGTACAGCAGATGTAACTGTAGTATATGCAAATAGGTCAGTAATAGATGTAAGTAATTCTTTGTTTAGTTTAACTAACACACCGACAAATCCGTCAAATGACAGTATTCTTATTTCAGACCAAAGTGATAGTGGACAATTAAAATTTCAGGAACTTAATGAAACTGTACAAGATATTGTAGGTAATATGTTTACAGGTAATACTGAAACTAACATAACTGCAACGTACCAAGACTCAGATGGAACTATAGATTTAGTAGCAACAGGTGGAGCAAGTGGAAACGCTTTCACAACTATTAACTGTCCATCAGGTACAGACCCTGTAGCAGATTCTTCTAGTGATACTTTAAATTTAGTAGCAGGTACAGGTATAACAATATCAGGTAATAGTACAACGGATTCAATTACAATAACTAACACAGCATCGTCAACTGATACTAATACGCAAATAATTGGGCAAACGTATAGATTTGAAACACAAAATTTAGTAACCGATAGTTCTAAATATTATGGGTATAACGCAGGTTATCATAATAAAGATGGAAAAATTGAAGTAGATTTAGGAACGTCAATGACTAATTTGTCTGCAAATTATAGTATATGGAGTAGTTTATATATAAGACCTTATGGAGCAGAAGATGATGCTAATACATATGTATTTGCAAATTGTAATAGTTTAATGGTAGGAACATCAGGAGCAACAGTAAATTTAGAAATTTACAAATATTCGCCTTGTGGACTAGAATCTAATTTTGGAACAGCAACAAGAGTAGCGTATTCTGCACATTCTTTAGAAGGTAATACTGCTAGTAAATGCGTAAATTGGACTTTAGAATCAGAAGCGAACAGAACACTAGCTAGTAGAGATGTTTTAGTAGTAGCATTGAGTACAACAGAAGGTTTAGAAGACTTAGATTGTAGAGGTATTTTCAGCTATGAAATAAACAAAACATAATAAAATGAATAAAATGTACGATATAGTAGATAGAGTATGCCCAACAACAGTATTGTTGAATGTAAGTGCAATTGGAATAGGAATGAGTGAAGTAGAGCAAGGATTAAAAATTATATCGTACGCAGTAGCTATAGTTTGGACAATTCTAAAAATAAGAAACGAAATTAAAATCTATAATGAAAAACGTGATAAGTAAACTACTAAAGTGGTTGCTATCTATGTTAGAAGGAAAAATGATACTTAAAGCAGATTTGTTATTGCTAAGAAAAGTATATTCTGATAAAAGTATTATGGGTGAATTGTATCTAAACAAACAATTTAACTCTTATACATTAGAATTGCCAGACCTACAAAATCAAAGAAGCATAAGTTGTATTCCTGAAGGGACGTACAATTGTAGATTAAGATTACCTCGTGAATCAGCAAGTAGAAACTATATACATATATTAGTACAAGACGTACCAAATAGAGATTACATATTATTTCATCGTGGCAATAGTCCAAAAGATAGTAGAGGTTGTATTTTGTTAGGTAAGACTAGAAAAAACAATTGGGTAGGACAAAGTTCAATAGCAATGGCTGAATTAGTAGATGAAATGTTAGAAAATAAATTAAGCGAAAACATTACGTTAACTATAAAAAACGAACAAATAAACGAAGTTTAATTAAAATCAAATCAAAATGAAAGAATGGTTATTAATGACTATGTTACAGTCAAAAAAAGTGTGGTACACAATTGCAGCAATCGTAATACCACTTATTGCAAAAAGTTTAGATGTAGATGAAACTTCTGTATCTAATATATTTTGGGCATTAGTATCTTTAACAGGAGCGCAAGGTATAGCAGATATGGGTAAACACGCTAAGTAATGACTCACTACATTTTTCGTCCAAGATGGCACGAGAAAGTAGTTAAGTACATTAAAAAGCTAAAGTCTCTACCGTTAGAATCCCAAATAGAATACTTAACACCTTTGTTAAGGGGTGATAAGAGACACGTTAAATTTGAAGAAAAAGGTGATACAGCAACGTTAGCAGTTGATAAGTCGTTGAGAATCAAAACCTTAGATGACCTAATTGTAGTAAGTGATATTGACTTAGAGCAATGGGACATAGAAAGATATAACGTAAACAAGTGGGAAGTAGGGAGTACAATAGATGGTGAAATTATTGTAGAACCTTTGTTTCAAGTTAAGGCTTGGCTAAAGAAAAACAAATCTGCATATAGAACTAAAATTGTAAAACAGGAGTTAATGCGAGAATTAAAATCGTATGCTCCTGTTTATAGTTTTGGTAAACCACTAAAAGAAGGAACTGAAAACTTGTTAGAAGTAAATATTTTTGATTTACATTTTGGTAAACTTTGTTGGGGTGAAGAAACAGGAGACAATTATGATACTAAAATAGCGTACAAAAGATTTGTAACTGCTATTAAAGAAATAATACAAAAAGTAAAACCGTATAAAATAGCACGTGTAGTTTTTCCTATAGGTAATGACTTTTATAACGCAGATACACTAAATAACACCACTACAGCAGGAACGTTACAAGACGAAGACGTACGATGGCAAAAGACGTTTAGAGCAGGACGTAAAATGTTAATTGAAGGAATAGACTTATTATCAAAAATAGCACCTGTAGATGTAATTATAGTACAAGGGAATCACGATTGGCAAAGAAGTTTTTACGTAGGAGACGCTTTAGAGTGTTGGTATCATAATAACGAATACGTAAATGTAAATAATAACGCTAGTCCTCGTAAATACTATCAGTATGGAAAATGTTTAATAGGATATACGCACGGACATAATGAAAAAGTAGCAGACCTACCGTTAATAATGGCTAGTGAACAAAAGCAAAAATGGAACGACACTTTTTATAGAGAGTGGCACTTAGGTCATTTGCACCATAAAAGAGAAATAAAATATACATCTACGCAGGAGTATAAAGGTGCTACTATAAGGTATATGCGTAGTTTATCAGGTTCAGATGCGTGGCATTTTCAAAAAGGATATATCAGTATGCAAGGTTGTGAATGTTTCATTTGGAACAAAAAAGAAGGACTTTACGCACAATTTTTTATAAATATCAAATAAATTTTACTGCATAACTTATTGATAATCAAAGTTATATAAATAAATAGCAAAAAAACTTTAAATTTTTTTAAATAAAATGTTATTTATTCAAATTTTTTCTTATCTTTACAGTATAGAAATTAATTAAAAACAACTAAAAAAATCAACTAATTATGGAAAATTTAAGAAAATTGTCATCAGACTTTGAATGTACAATATTAGACAACGGATTAAGACAACCTGAAAAAACGTGGATAACATTTTTACACGCAGGATTTGAAGAAAATTGGCTACCTCTAACAGATTGGGACGGTAACGATATATTTTGGAGTACAGACAATATGAGAATAGCTAAGAAAATAGCACACGAAAAATTTGGGGGAGCAAAGTTTGGATTATCTCCTTGCAATCAGAAAAAAATAGGAAACGCTTGTGTAGATAATTTTTAAAAAGAAAAAAAATGAAAACAATAACAACAACAGAATATTGGGCAAGTAATAGAAACGGTATAATTTGGTCAGTACAGCAATCAGAAAACGATATTATTTTATTTAGACATAACACAACTAAAGTAATAAGTGTAGAGAACCTGTTAAAGAATTATCATAAAATATATACTAACGAAAAATTTAAAAAAAATTAAAATGGCAAGACAAATTAAAATTACAAAGTACAAAGATAACACGCACTATAGCGTATATGTAATAGATAGCTATGGAACTGAACACCATATTGGCTATGAACAAGAAATGCACAATGAAGTATTAGCTAAAATTGAACAGAAGGCTTGTGACATTTGGGCAAACGAAGTAGAACCAAAAATAGACCCTATGCAAGAAGCAATAGCTAATATGATTGAATACGAACGTAATAACGGTATAAGATATACTGATAATATGGGCAACCATCGTGACGGATTAGATTAAAAAAATTGATAATAAATAAAAATTTTTTATTATCTTTGCAAACTATTTTATAAACTAAAAACTAAAATTATGGGAATTACAGCAAAAGGTGTTAGTACAGCACCTAAAGAAATTGTACCTGCAGGGACGCACCTTGCAAGATGTTACTCAATGATACACGTAGGAACAGTAAAATGGGAGTATCTAGGAGAAGTAAAGCATACTGATAAAGTAAGAATAACTTTTGAATTGCCTAACGAAAAAAGAGTGTTTAATGAAGAAGTAGGAGAAATGCCAATGGTAATTTCACAAGAGTATTCACTAACATTGCACGAAAAATCTAACTTGCGAAAAGACTTAGAAACGTGGAGAGGTAAAGCGTTTACTGAACAAGAAATACAAGGATTTGATATATGTAATTTATTAAGTGCATCT